TTTAATCTTGATACTGAATTTGATGAACTTGAAATTGAAGATGCAGTCACTCAAGCTATAGCGAACTATGAGCCAAGAGCTATTTTAAGAAGCGTAAATGCTGTATTATTGCCTGATCAAAACTCAGTCAATGTAAAAGTAATATTTCAAGTGGTTAATGTTGCAGAAACACAAGAACTTAGTATAAATCTCGCGAGGTTAAGGTAATGGCCGTTATTAGATCTTCTGATCTTGATTTTGATACAATCAAGGCAAATTTAAAAACATTCTTTCAGTCTAAATCAGATTTTTCTGATTATGATTTTGAAGCATCTGGGCTTAGTAACATCCTTGATGTATTAGCATATAATACTCACATTAATGGCCTCACCGCAAACTTTGCAATCAACGAATCATTCTTAAACTCAGCACAGTTAAGATCTTCGGTTGTATCTCACGCTGAAACTGTTGGTTATTATCCAGCATCGAAGACTGGCGCAAGTGCCACGATAGGATTTAAGGTTGTAACTTCAGATACCGTTACCACTACTTCGACTATTCCTGCCTTTACTACCTTTACTGGAACTCTTGGTGATACGACTTTTACATTCCAAACACTAGAAGCACACACTGCTACTAATGATGGAACAGGAACGTTTGAATACAAAACTGATGAAGGATTATCTGCAGTTAGAATTACAGAAGGAACTCAAAAAACTAAAACATTTTTAGTTGGTGAAACAACTGATAATCAAGTTTATGTTATTCCAGATACCGAATTAGATAAAGATACGCTTAAAGTCGAAGTATTTGATACAACAACTTCGAGTACATTTACTGCTTATAAAGATATTGAAACTGTCGTAAGGATTGACACTAATTCTACGATATACATTATTCGCGAAACTCCTAATGGCTACTTTGAAGTTATCTTTGGTGAAGGTAATGTCCTCGGTAAAGCGCCAACAGCTGGTAATAAAATCGTTATAACATATCTTGCAACAAATGGTGCAGATGCAAATTCTATCTCGTCATTCACCGCTGATAGTACTGTAAGAATCGGAGGAGTTGATTATACTCCAACCGTTACCACGACAGTAAATTCTGCTGGTGGTTCTGAAAAAGAATCAATTGAATCGATTAAAGCAAACGCTCCAATCGCATTTGCTTCTCAACAAAGACTCGTCACTGCAGAAGATTACAAAGCTATCGTCTCTCAAAGATTCACTCAACTATTAGATGACGTTGCAGCTTGGGGTGGTGAAGATAATATTCCTGCGACATTTGGTGATGTATATCTTTCACTTAGTTTTAAGGATGGTATATCATCAACCGTTCAAACAGATACTAAAAACACAATTCAAAATACACTTGCACCCAACTTAGGGATTATGTCAATCGATGTTGAATTTGTAGATCCAACGAATACCTTTATAGAATTGGCTATTACTTTTGACTTTGACCCAGATCTCACGAACTTAACCATTGATACTATTCAATCGAATATTAAAACAGAAATGGCAACATATTTTACAGATAATCTTGGAAAGTTCAATAGTATATTCAGAAGATCTGCACTTCTCACCGTAATTGATGCGATATCTCCTGCTATCCTCAATTCAGATATGTCTATTAAAGTTCAGCAAAGCTTTACGCCAACAATAGGTACTGATAAAGATTTTAGTGTTACTTTCCCTGTGGCGCTAGCAGCTCCAGATGATGTGAATAGAAAATTAGAATCCACAGCTTTTACTATTGGCGGAAATACATGTATTATAAGAAATAGATTATCATCTACTACACTTGAAATATTTGATGCCACGGCGGATACTGTCATTATAGATAACGTTGGTAGCTATAACCAATCAACAGGTACTGTAAGTATTAACGGATTTGGTTCTACGGTTACCGCATTTAATGGAGATGCAATTAACATCTCAGTTGTACCAGCGAACCAAAATACGATTAAACCATTAAGAAACTTTCTACTTAAATTAGATACAGGCAAAACATCGGCTGCTGGCACAGTTGATAATCAAAACACCACAACTACTTTGACTTTGTAAAATGGCTATAACATCTGTAGATAAAAATAGACGGAATCCTGTTCTAAAGAGAGCAGATGTATCAACTGTCTTGCCTGAATGGTTCGAGCAGTCTAATCCGAAGTTTATTAAATTTATGGAAGCTTATGAAGAGTTTCTAGACAGTGATTCTGGTAAATTTAACTTTCATCAAAAGGTTCAAGACGTATTTGCTGCGAGAGATATTCCAGATACAGATGAAGATTTCTTAGATCAAATTATTGGAGAGATAGGTAACGGATTAACTCAGGCTTCTTTCTTTGAAAAGCCTAGACTTATGGCAAGATTGCTTGGTAATTTTTATCAACAAAAAGGAACTAAGCCAGCAGCGGAAGGATTCTTTCGTGGATTCTTTGGAGAAGAAGTCGAGGTTATATATCCAAAAAGAGATATATTCACTGTAGGTCAAGATCAAATAGGTTTTGATTCACAGAAATTTATTCAAGATGCAAAAAGATTTCAAATCTTTTCGATATTAATTAAATCAGGTATTTCTGTTTCAGATTATGAGGAGTTATACAAAAGGTTCGTACACCCTGGCGGTTTTCACTTTGCAGGTGACGTTTTAGCACAAACTGAAACCAGTATTGGAACAGTTATAACATTACATAATCCGCTTGAGGTTGAGGAAGCCGATCCAATCTTTGCAAGCAGTGCATCTTTTGCAACTGGTACGCTCTTTAGCGAAACTACTGGATTGCAAGATTCAACAGATGGTACAACCTTCCGTGTTGGCTTTGAGCCTGAACAAGATATCAGCCGTTATGGCGATGATTCTGATCTTACTGCCGGATTGCTTATTACATACTATGATGACATTAAAACTCTTCTTAATCCGAACTCGTTTAGATTTGATGATAGTGCTAATGACGGAAGACCTGACTTTGCAATGACAGTAGAAACTATGGACAATGACGTATTTACTCGAATTTCGTCAGATTCTTCGATATAAATAAGGTAAACAGGATAAAAACATGGCAAGACAAAATATAGGAATCGGGTCCTCGGCCAACGACGGTAATGGTGATACACTCCGTACGGCTGGTGGTAAGATAAATGATAATTTTATTGAGCTCTATCGCTTCTTAGGTGGTGGTGATAGCGATAACTTGTCTTCACAGGTAACGTTTGAGGATAGCGCTGTAGTATTTGAAGGTGCTACTGCCGACGGTAATGAAATGAGATTGACTGCTGTTAATCCAACAGCTGATCGCCAAATCCAATTGCCTGATGCTGATGGTATCGTAACACTGAACGCAGCTACACAGACATTAACGAATAAAACACTTACGAGTCCAGCAATTACTACTCCATCTATTACGACATCTATCAACGATGCAAATAGTAATGAGATTATCAAGTTAACTGCAACTGGTTCAGCAGTTAACGAAATTACAGTTGTTAACTCAGCTAGTACAGACGCTGTTCAGATTAACGCAACAGGAACAGCCACAAATCTTAATTTAAATTTAAATGCAAAGGGTACTGGCTCAGTTGAGATAAGTAAAGCCGCTTATGAGGCAGTTGAAATTACTGCAAACGGTACCGCATCAGCAACGGCTACGATGATTATATGTAATAAAGGATCAGCGCTTGCCGTAGGATTAGATAACGGTACAACAACTGGTGAATATAAAATATTTACAAATAAAGGAGCTGGTGTCGCGACAATATCACCTACAAGCTTTGTGAGTACTGGTGGTACAACGAGTTTCGCAATTGCTCAAAACGAAGCAGCCCAGTGTGTTTGGGATGGATCAAATTGGTACCTCATTGGTAACCAAAGTGTAACGACATTGGCGTAAGGATTAAAAGATGACAGCAATTGTAACAGACCAATTTAAAAGAAAATTAGCAGCAGATTTACTTACCGAGGTTCAAAGTAGTGCTGACTCTAACGAGTTCTATGTAGGCATTGGTAAAACTGATACCTATGACTCATCTGATACTACGATTGACCCAGTTCGACATCTTTTTGAAGAAAGAGTTGGCAGAGGTAATCTTGAATCAGTTAAAAAAGTTACAGCTTCGTCTTTTGTTGTAACAAGAAATAACTGGTCATCAGGTACAATATATTCTGCTTATAACGATAAACAACAAGGTTATCCAACAAATCCTTACTATGTCTTAACAGAAGATAATGAAGTTTATATCTGCCTTCAACAAAGTAAAAGTTCAACTGGATCTGCAAACCCATCTACGGTAAAACCATCATTTAGTACTGCTGGTGTAAATCAATCTCAAGCATTTGAAACGTCAGATGGTTATCGTTGGAAACTTTTATATGCTATGTCTGCTGGTGAAGCTTCTAGTTTCTTAACTGCAGCTTTTCATCCAGTACAACATGTAACTGTTGATTCTGGATCTGCTACTGTTACTCAGCTCCAACAATTGAATATTCAAAACACTACAACGCCTGGTCAAATTTTAGGTGTCGAAGTTGTGAATGGCGGTAGTGGATATAGTTCTGCTCCAACATTGACGTTTAGAGGAAACGGTAGCGGTGCAGCTGCAACAGCAACAATTAGCGGTGGCGCGGTTGTTAAAGTTGAGATGAATAATGAATCTGGTGGATTAGGATCTGGATATGATTATGCCTCATTGAGTTTTACAGGTAACGCTACATTAAGACCAATCATTGGTCCTCGTGACGGAATTGGTAAAGATGCTAGGGAAGATTTAAAATCATCTAGTGTGATGTTTAACGTGAAACCTGCAGGGTCTGAAACAGGTACATTTAATATTACAAACGACTTTAGACAAATATCACTATTTAGAAATTTAGATTATACTGACTCAGCCTCAGATGGTGGAAGATTTAGTGGAGTCAGTGCAAAAGTAAATAGAAATATGACATTAACTCAAGACATCTCTACTACGGGATTTGCGGTTGATGAAGTAATTACTGGTGGAACTTCTGGTGTCACTGCTATTATCGACGAAGTTGATTCGGGTGGTGGTAAGATTATTCGTTTCCATCAAAATGAAAAAACACAAAATGGTAACTTTACTGATGGTGAGGCACTAACTGGAAACTTAGGTGCATCTGGTACGGTTGATAGCGGAAACTTATTTGGCTCTATTGATATATACTCAGGAGACCTGCTCTATGTAGAAAATAGAGCAAGAATTGTTCGATCTTCGGCCCAAACTGAAGATATCAAAATAATTTTGACGGTGTAAAAAAATGGCAACAGCATTTACCACTACAACTTTTGAAACCACTTATAAAGACGATTTTAAAGATTCCGATAATTATCATCGTATTCTTTTTAATAGTGGAAAAGCTCTGCAGGCTCGAGAGCTTACGCAGATGCAAACTATTATTCAAGAAGAAATTAGTAGATTTGGTTCGAATATTTTTAAAGAAGGTGGAAAAGTTAACGGCGGTAATATCACTGTCAATCCTAGAGAGTTTATCAAATTAACAGCAGGCGCTTTACCTACAGATGCAAGCACTGTTGTCGGTCAAGAATTTGTAGATGGCGATGGAATTAAAGTTAAAGTTTTAAAGGCTGTTGAAGAAACTGGATCTGATCCTGATACGATTTACGTTGAATATATCGATAGATTGAGCGGAACTTCTGGCACTGCTCCAATTCGTTGTGCTAATGGTGGAACATTAACCCATTTAGGAGCTACACTTGATCCACTTACGATTGCTTCGTCTGCAGCAACGGGATTAGGTTTAGAAGCTTCAGTTTCAGCTGGTTCTTTCTACGTACAAGGTAGATTTGTATTTGCCAAAGCACAATCTACGTTTTTAAGTAAATATACTACAAATCCAACAGTAGATCTTGGCTTTAAACTTGAGCAAGATATTGTAACAACCGCTGATGATACTGCATTATTTGACAACCAAGGTGCAGTTCCAAATGAAGCATCTCCTGGTGCAGATCGTTGGAGAATTAAATTAACCCTTAGTACACGTGCTGATTTAGCAGCCGCAGACAATTTTGTCTTTATGACAGAAATTGTTAATGGTAAAGTTGGCGTAGAAGTAACTAAAGACAATTCTTATAACGTTATTTTAGATACGATGGCACGTCGTACAAAAGAAGAATCAGGTAATTACATTGTACAACCATATACCGCTAAATTTGATGCCCTTAATGATTCGAATCTTTCGCTTAATGTTACTGGTGGTATTGCTTACGTTGAAGGATATAGAATTGCATCTAAGGCAGCAGATATTACTGTACCAAAAGCCCAAACTACTTTAGCACGAGACGGCGATACTATAATTCCAATATTTGGTAATTACCTATTATTTGATTCAAATTATAACTTACCTGAACACCATGCACGATCAGTAATTAGAAATGGAACAGAGCTTGGTGGTATTAAAATTGGTACAGCCAGAATTCGTAGCTATGAAGAAGATGGAGCAGATCATAGAGCATATCTTTATGATGTCAAAATGGATCCTGGTCAAAACTTCTCGAATGCTAAATCAATTGGTGGCGATAGTTCAGACTACTTTAATATCAAACTCGAAAGTAGTAAAGCGGTCTTAAAAGATACTTTAAATAATAATCTTATATTCCCGCTACCTAATACGAGACCATCAACGATTGCATACACTGCTTCAAATGATATCGTATTACAGAAAAAATATACTGTTACGACAAATGCTTCTGGTGTATTAGCTTCTAATGAACCTATTTCAGGTGGAGACACATTTACTAGTGCGTCATCATGGGTAGCAACTAGAACAGACGGTAAGATGGATACTCTTACCTTTGATATCACGCTTGGTACTCCAGCTGGTTCTGAATTTAATATTACTGCTGGTGCAGATAATAATCAACAATACGATATCTATGCATTACAGACTCACAAAGGTACATCAAACTTTTCTGCTAAAAGTAAATCATTAGCAACGGGTGTTCCGTTAACACTCAATATGCAAGACGATCTTGACTCAGATGGAAACGGTTCTAAATTCCTTTCATTGAGAAAAGCTGACGTCTACAAAGTAGAAGAGATTGCACTTAATACGGCTGGCGGCACAGACATTTCAAACTTCTTTGAAGTTGATAACGGACAAAGAGATAACTTTTAT